GGGTCCGGCAGTCCAGCCTGGCGGTAGGCGTCCAGGTAAGCCATGCTCACCAGCCAGCGCGCCAGCGGCCCGGGCAGGTCGTCGAAAGCCTCCTTCAAAGGCTGCTCGGGATCAGGCCGGAATGGAATCCCTGCGCCGTCCTCATCTGTGAGCTTCCAGCCCAGGATGCGCTCGGCGATCAGCTCCACCAGCTCATCCGCGCTCAGGGACGATTCCCACAGGCGCAGGTGCCGGTACTTCCAGCCCTTGCCCTTGAAATCGACGTGCTCGCCAACTTTGTTGGCGCCGCCCTCGTGCCCGGGCAGGCTACACTCGATCCGGATCACTACATTTTCCTCTGCCATTACAGCTCTCCTTTACGGCAAATTGCCGCATTGCTACGATACGGTGCCCCAGGCCGGCGCGGCGCTGCCGAATACCTCGAGATTGACGTTGATCACTATCTTCCCGGCCGGCGTGGCGCTCTTCGGCCACGATGCCAGCCAGAACTCGCCCTCGAACTCCGGGTTGTTCGCAACGGGCGCCGCGTTCAACCCGACCTGCACCGTGACCGTTGAGCTCTGGTACAGGCCGGCGATGCTCTTCAGCACCGTGAACAACCCGGTCGTCGCCGCCGGGTTGAAATGCCCGGTCATGCGGATCGGCAGGTTGGGCATGCCCGGCATGCTGTTGACCGCCCCCTCGCCGAATCCGGTCACGTCCAGCGAACCGTACTCGTCGGGGATCTCCACCGAATCGATGTCCGCCGAGACATCTTGGGGCGCGCCTGCGCCGTTGTCGATGTACACTTTCAAAAATCTTCCTGCAAGTTTTGGCATCTCGTTTTACCTCCGTCTCGGCAGTATTTCTGCCGATGAGATTAGTGTCTGGCCAGCACCACCACCGGCTTAAAGTTGTCGCCGGCCGCGCCGGTGCGGGTCGCCACCGCCCGCGTGTAGCGGTTGATCGTTCCATTGATCGCCTGGCGCTCGCTCGTGCGGCTTTGCCCGTTGGCGCTGAACGTCGCCAGGTCGGCGTAGGTCGGCAGCGTCGCGGCGTGCTGCAGCTTTACCTGGTAGCTGTCTGTCAGCGCCGGCGTGGCCACCTGGAGGTATCCCGCCCCGCCGTTGGCGGAAGACGCCAGGTTGTCCACCTCCGTGAAGTTGGTCGTGTTGGTGATCGTTGCGTCCGCCTGCACCACGCCGTAACCCGGCCGTTCGCCGGCGCTCTGGAAATTGGCATTGGCGATCACCGCCCTCCGGGTTGCAATGGCAGGGTTGTACGTGAATTGCTTGCACAGCACCGCCAGCGCCGGGTCGCCGATCGCCACCGCCTGGTTCTGCCCGATCAGGATGCAGATCGATTCGTCCGTGTACCCGCCCGGCGTGCTCAGCGCCTCGTGGCTCTGCGCCGTTGCCGGGTCCAGGAACGCCGTCACGTTCACCTGTACCTGCGGCAGGTCCGGGATCGAGTTGACCGCTCCCTCCCCGAACGCGGTCACGTCGTCCGAGACCCATTCGTCGTTGAACTCCCACTGGTTGGATCTGCCGGTCAGGTCGTAGCCGGCGAAAAATATCTGGGTAAAACGTCCGGCCAGCTTACTCATCGCTCACCTCCTGCCCCATCTTTTCCCTTGCAGGGGGAGAGGGAAGCTGCCTGATCGCATCGATCTCCTCCAGCCAGGCGATATCCGTCTGCTCGGGCAGCTCTCTCGTCCGCTCGCCCGGTTCGAAGCGCACCTCCCGCCGCCCATCGGGGTATTTCCAAATGACGCCGGCCTTGCCGCCGGCCTTGCCCTTCCAGACCTCGCCCTCGGCCAGCTCCACGTTGAATCCGATCAACACCTCGTACATTGTTGCCATCAAATCACCTCCTGCGGCTGCACCAGCATCTCCACGTAATTGCACAAAATACCGGCGAACATACGCTCCTCCTGAATGATCTCAGCCACCACCGGCGTCTCACGTTCCAGAACTTCTCCCTGCAGCACCGTGTCCGCTTCCAGCGCGGTCACAATCGCCAACGCCAGTGCGGTCATGGTCTTCTCGGATTCGTCAGCATCGTTGAATGATAAGAATCCCCGAATGCGATAGGAATAGGTGACCAGGATCGTGTCGTCGATCCCGCCGCCCTGGAAGCCGATCACGCTCTGCTTGATCCCCCGGAATGTGACCTCCCAACCGCGAATCTGGTCCACACCGTCTATCGTGGTCTTGAACAATTCCAGCGTCTTGCCCCAGTCACCGGCCCAGCGCGAATAGTCGTGCACCAGACCCACATCGGTCACGCTCTCCAGGACCGTCACGATCCGCGCCCGGATGGTCATTTCGTTGTACGCCACCTAAGCCGCTCCTCTGAACTTGACCATCGACTTCACCGGCACGCCATCCCAGATGCGCGTCACGCCCGATCTGCCGCCCTCGTTCCAGGCCTTCTGGAACATGTGCGCGCCCCGCGTGCCTCGCATAGCGATCGCTCGCTGTACCGCATAGCCGACCCGCTCGTCGCCGAACTTACGGATCGCCCACAATTTCAACGGCCCCGCCGGCGGCCAGTGCGGACCGGTGCCCTCCTCCACGTACCACACGTAGGTCGCCGTGGAGGTCCCACCGGTGCCCGGCTTGTCGCTGGCGCCCACGATGCCGCGCAGAGTGTCTAATATGCTGCCCTGGGTCTCGAAGCCCGCCGGCCAGGAGATCGAACTGCGCAGCAGCCCATAATTGACCGGCGTCCTGGCCGCCACCATCCCGGTCAGCAGCATCCCGCTCTCCTCCATCGCCAGCCCGGATTCTTCCTCGATGGCCCGCTCCAGCACGGGGACCGCCGCCGCCAGTCTCAGCAGCTCGCTCACATCGATCTCGAATTCGATCATCGGGCCGGCCATGCTATCTCCTGCCCCTGCGGTGGAACAGAAAGTCCGCCCCGATCTCGTAGGCGTAGTCCACGTCCGCCAGGACCTGCCCGGGCAATATCTCCGCCTTCCCGAGCCCGACCAGCATCTTGTAGGCGCTGCGGAATTTGCCCGCCAGGCTCATGTACACGTCCGCCTGGGTCCTGCGCTCTACCGAATCGGCGCTGATCGTGCTGTCTCGATTCTGCCCGTAACGCACCGCCAGCCACTCGCAGGCCATCGCCGCAGCCAGGTTGCAGATCGCCTCGAAGTGGATCTCCGGCGTGTCGATCAGCGGGTCGGCCGCCTCCAGCCATGAATAGGGCCGGCTGTAGGTCAGGCGCACTTTCTCGGTCGCCGCCGGCGCGTGGTTGGGGAAGTAAATCCATATACCATCCGCAGCCCGGAACAGGCGGTAATCCTCGTCCTCCAGCATCTGCGGCTGCTCGTTTGCGCTGATGCTGGCCGCCGGGTATTCCACGCTCACGATCGCTCCCGATTCGTCACGCCAGCCCGGGATCCCCGCCACCACCTCGATGATCCCCGCGCTATCGGTCCCGTAGGCGCTCCAGACCGTGCCGTTGTAGGTGACCACCGTGTTGGTTACCCCGCTCTGGTCCACGCCCAGGATGATCTCGGTCGTCCCATTGGCGTAGGTATACCCGCTGGCTTGCAGCACCGCCGCGTACGTCCCCGCCGGCAGCTCGATGATCTCGTCCGCCGGGAACGGGAAGCGCACCCGGTTGTAGATCCCCGCCGGCGCGCCCTCCAATCCATCCGGGTCCACGTCGCTCGAAGTGGCGATCAATTTGTCCGGCAGATTGCTCGCCACCGTATATAGCGCCACGCTGCACGTGCCTGCCGGAGTGCCCGTCCTGGAGAGCCACAGGTTGACCTGATGCACCTCCATTCGGTAGTCCAGCGTGAACAGCACGCCAAGTTTCTGGTCCGCCCCGCTGCTGGCCAGGTCGATCCCCGCATCTCGCCCAGCCTCGTCCACGTCCTCGGCATTGCCATACATCAGGTAATACGAGCCGCCGTCGCCGGCGAACTCGATCGTCTCCCGCCGCGGGCGGTCCTGGCCGTATTCGCGCGCCGCGTGGCGGATGGCCGCGTCCCTGTCGGTCTCCGAGAGATCATCCGTGCGGATCCCCATCATCAGGCGGTCCAGGCGATCATTAAAGGTGGATAACCTGGTCAAAGTGGACATCGTTTCCTCGATCGATAATTCGTGTTATCGGCAGTAATACTGCTATCGGCAGTAATACCGGCGGCAGTATTACTGCCGATATACATTCCATGCGGCAAACTGCCGACAGCTACCGCGGGCAGATGATGTGCAAAATATCTCCGAATGTATTTCCCGATTTGATAAAGCCCACCCACAATTCGTATTCCTTGCCGCGCTCCAGGTCCTGCACGATCGGCAGCGTGATCGTGTACGTGGCTACGTTGGCGAACCCGCTCAGTTTCGTTGAAGACACGTCCTCCATGTCTGGCAGCTCCTTCAAAAGCACTGTGACATCGGTGGGTACAACTGACCCACCTTGGGGGATGGAATCAAAATAGAAGGCTTTGCGCTCCCAGGAAAGCACTCGCTTCGGCGAGTTCTTGAAATATGGGTAATCGGCCACTATAAATCCTCCAGAGTCAATGCCAGCGATCCATCATGCAAAACAATCTCCGTGCTCTCCGTCCACAGGGTCAATTCCAGCGATTCTGTGTGCAGATACAGCTCCTCCAAGCCAACCGCC